TAGAAGGAAGGTTATGATAGTGAATATTCTTTTCATCCTTATCTCCTTAGTTCCAGTTGGTGCCGTCGTAGTAGATCGACTTTATCTCTCCGAAGGCCAGCGTCTTGGCGCAGCCTGCAGAATCGACAGTTATATTATTCGCACCCTTGTTCATCACCACTATCTCGTACGCGTCAGGAAAGACGCCAGAGGGATTGAAGTTCCTATCCGCCCCACCAGGGTCGAGGATAGCTATGGTTCGTATCCCACTAGCCGGCGCCGTATAGGTCTCATTTCCTGTCATGGTGCTCTCGTAGAGAGTAACCTCTCCTGTCAGGTATATAGGGATGGCATCTACTATCACAATCGTATCTCCTTCATCGTACACCCGCATAGTTAGCTCCTCACATTCGTAACCCAGCCCTCAAGGAGCCTCTTCACAGTCGTCCCAGTTGTGAGCCGTAGGTAGAACCTTGCAAAGTCAAACGTCAGGGCAGCGGTCTGCACCGCGGTGATGGTCATAGCTATCTCGCCCGACGCACTGAGGGTGATGGCGCCTGTAGTGCTCGATATATCCAGGATAGTCGCCAGCGTAGTAGGGTTGTAAATGTGGAAGAGGGCAGAGTAGGCTGAGACATCTACAGGCACCTTATTTACGTCTAACCACTTAAAGGTTCGAACTAACGAATCCCCTTGCTTTATCGTGAGATCATATGTTCCTGGCATCGCCTTCCCTCTTTGGTACAAAATGTACCACAGTTACCGTGTCCCACCTGTCACATTCCAGTCCTTCATCAAGATGCCCAGAACGGCAAAGCCTGCTGAGACCAACAGTTCCTTCGGGTTCACTGTCCCGCTCTGTACCATGGTCAGCGCCAGGTTCCCCACAGCCAG